AAACAACGACCCGGTTGTCAGCGTTGTTGCATCGCTAAACTTTGTTATATAATTTGCAGTGCCCCCGGATATTGTGCCAGCGCCACTCGTTCCCGATGAACCGGCTGTTCCGCTCGTGCCACTTGAACCAGACGTACCACTGGCACCACTACTACCAGAGGTTCCATTGGTGCCCGACGTGCCACTTGAACCAGACGTACCACTGGCACCACTACTACCAGAGGTTCCATTGGTGCCCGACGTGCCACTCGACCCAGACGTACCGTTGGTGCCGCTGGTGCCACTGCTACCCGACGTGCCACTCGACCCAGACGTACCGTTGGTGCCGCTGGTGCCACTGCTACCCGACGTGCCACTCGACCCAGACGTACCGTTGGTGCCGCTGCTACCGGAGGTTCCATTTGTACCGGAGGTTCCATTTGTACCGGAAGTTCCGCTTGTGCCCGCGCTTCCACTCGAACCACTCGAACCACTCGAACCAGAACTTCCACTCGTACCGTTGGTACCAGACGTACCGTTAGTGCCACTGGTGCCACTGCTACCCGAAGTTCCGTTTGTACCACTGGTACCACTACTACCGGAGGTTCCATTTGTACCGGAAGTTCCGCTTGTGCCCGCGCTTCCACTCGAACCACTCGAACCACTCGAACCAGAATTTCCACTCGTACCGTTGGTACCAGACGTACCGTTAGTGCCACTGGTGCCACTGCTACCCGAAGTTCCGTTTGTACCACTGGTACCACTACTACCGGAGGTTCCATTTGTACCGGAAGTTCCGCTTGTGCCCGCGCTTCCACTCGAACCACTCGAACCAGAACTTCCACTCGTACCGTTGGTACCAGACGTACCGTTAGTGCCACTGGTGCCACTGCTACCCGAAGTTCCGTTTGTACCACTGGTACCACTACTACCGGAGGTTCCATTTGTACCGGAAGTTCCGCTTGAACCCGCGGTTCCTGTTAACCCACTAGACCCACTAGTGCCGTTCGTTCCGCTCGTGCCACTTGAACCCGCGGTTCCGGCTCCGCCTGTTGCGCCACTTGTTCCTGATGAACCGGCTGTTCCGGCTGCTCCGCTCGTGCCGCTTGAACCCGCTGTTCCTGTTACACCGCTAGACCCACTAGTTCCGTTCGTTCCACTCGTACCACTCGAACCTGCTGTTCCGGCTTCGCCTGTTGCGCCGCTTGTTCCTGATGAACCGGCTGTTCCGGCTGCTCCGCTCGTGCCGCTTGAACCCGCTGTTCCTGTTACACCACTAGACCCACTAGTTCCGTTCGTTCCACTCGTACCACTCGATCCTGCTGTACCATTTGTTCCACTCGTGCCGCTTGAACCCGCGGTTCCGGCTCCGCCTGTTGCACCACTTGTTCCTGATGAACCGGCTGTTCCGGCTGCTCCACTCGTGCCGCTTGAACCCGCGGTTCCGGCTCCGCCTGTTGCACCACTTGTTCCTGATGAACCCGCCGTTCCGCTCGTGCCGCTTGAACCCGCGGTTCCGGCTCCGCCTGTTGCACCACTTGTTCCTGATGAACCGGCTGTTCCGGCTGCTCCACTCGTGCCGCTTGAACCCGCGGTTCCGGCTCCGCCTGTTGCACCACTTGTTCCTGATGAACCCGCCGTTCCGCTCGTGCCGCTTGAACCCGCTGTTCCGGCCTCGCCTGTTGCGCCACTTGTTCCTGATGAACCGGCTGTTCCGGCTGCTCCGCTCGTGCCGCTTGAACCCGCTGTTCCTGTTACACCGCTAGACCCACTAGTTCCATTCGCGCCAGATGTCCCACTGGTGCCGGAATAACTTAATGCATACGATGCTGTGCCGAATAAACTGCCAGTGAAACTATTGCTTCTCTCGTATCCGGTCGCGGTTGAATTTACCATCCAAACTTGACCGGGAACAAGCGACGCGGAATCATAAAACCCCGATATATCATCAAGATGTACAGGAGAAACCGGACTGACGAGGATTTTTCCTTCCACGCTGTCACTTCGCAAAACCATTCCTATTCTAACTATATCATACGGAGCCGTCGGTCTTATGCCTGTGTACTCTCCGGGCGTGGTACTCGATAAATAAATCATAGCCCCATCCGGATATCCATTAGTATTTAAATTTCCGACAATGCCAAATGTATTGACATATCCAAATTCATTATTTTCTATATTTTGAATAGATATTCCATAAATTTCGGAATCATAATTCGCACGATTTCCTACGTGATCCGATGCTATAGCCAATTCACCCAGTGGATTTCCATGACTGCTCACGCCGTTTATTTTTACGACCGCGCCGTTTGGTATAGTTATACCGGAGACATTCTCCGTCCAAATATAATTTGCCTGACCCAGCTTTAGAGCGGAAGACCCGGTCATACCAACAGAAATTGTTTGATATTCATTGTCCCATACCAATTTTCCTATAGAATTGCTCTGGCTTGCTGTGGTGTCTATGTTCAGGCTAGGAAATGTCGAGCTACCAGACACCGTAAATGACCCTAATATTACAACGTCACCCAATTTAGAAATATCAACATATGATGAAGTATTTGAAATAGAAGCCGATGTCGATGTGGTAGCAAAAGAAGAAGTTAAAGCAAACGATGCAGTCGTGGCATACGAAGAGGTAATCGCGTTGTTTGCCCAAGACGCCGTTTCTGGTAATCCAATCAAATACGATGCGGTAATTGCATTGTAAGCCCACGATGCTGTAGCTGCCAAACCGGTAACGTACGACGCAGTTTCAGCATACGAAGAAGTAAACGAACGATCCGCCGAAGCCGTGATGTTTACGCCGTTTAACAATATTGGGCCGACATCTAAAAAAAGCGAGCCAGTAATACGCTGAATACTGGAAGAGCCAGTACCAAAAATGTTATCGCCCAGCAACGTTGTCCGACCTTCAACATACAAGCTTTGAGTAACTTTTATTTCTCTTGCATGAATCGCCGATGACGATACCACGCCAACATCCAACATACCAGTAATTGCCGCGTCGGCATCGACCAGTAACCCGTTGCGAATAATAAATGGATTTGGATTGTTCATATAATTATACCATCATTCTTATCAATTTTATAGTCCAGTTGCCGGATATAGGGTTTGCTAACAAGTTTATGTTTCCACCCGTGTTATCTGCCGACAATACGACCGGCACGCTCCCAATCGCATTAACTTCTGTGTTATGGAACCGAATTACACTACTGTTCCACGTAGCAACTATTTCGGTGGTCTTAAAGTTTACCCCGCCGTCATTGATAGAAATTAGCCACTTGGCCGCATTACCAGACGAAATTGGAATACTATCAATGTAACCAGAACTAGACACATTATATACAATGTTAGTACCAAATGAGCCAGTTGTGCCACCACCGACGATGGTTATTTCTTGGAACGAACCTTGTAAATGTAGTGTATCAACGTAGCTGGCTGAGTTGGCACTGTTTGCTGTGGCAGCTTGACCAGCGTGAATAGCATACTGGGAATTGTGCACAAACGACGGAAATTGTGGTTTTGCGGTTGGCTCGTCCGGGGTAAACGTTGAAACCCCAGCCGATGCCAGTTCTTGTGCTCTTTGTGTCAATTCGCTTGCATTCAAATCTTTGAGGTCAATTGCAGTTTCAGACACTCCAAACACAACCTTCCTCATTGAAAATGCCTTCTGAGTAGTGGACTGATAATTTTCATATTTATTAGGTAGGAGATAGGCATATACCATCATATTAAAGGTTGTTTTTACAATTCTATCTTGGTCGGCGTCGGTGGAAGTTTCGAAGTTGTAATCGCTGATGGTTGTTCTGAATTTCGCCCGAACCTTGTCGCCCCAATAATCTTCCGTGGCAAAATTAATGCCTTCGACAATTGAGTTCCCTTGTTCGACTAAATCGGTCCAGATAATAAAATCATAATTAACTATTACGTGGTCAGGCATTGCCACAGAGTAGAATTCCTTCCTCGGAGCAAACCCAGTCATCACGGAGAATTTATCATAATTATTTTTTGGAGAGAACTGTTTTACAACTGGATATTGTAAATAACGGTTGAGAGTCACGAGATTGTCGTTACGCTGCATGGTAGTCCTTCTGAACACAACCACTGGGCATTGAATTTTGCCGTTCTTATCTCTGATTCCGCCGTCTTTTCTAATTGCTTTCCATCTTTCCGGAGAAGCATAATTAATCGGAACTTTTACTTGTCTACCCGCATCAACTATGGTTGGACTTATTACATTATCCAAGTGACTCAAAATAGTAGTATCAATATCAATTAGAGTTACCGAAAAGTCTTTCTCTTCGTCTTTATCTCTACGGATATTATAGGCGCGATTTGGCTTAGTAGCATTCGGACCAAACACCGCATTCGGTGTAGGGATTTTCGAGTCAGACATTTCCGGCCCATGATTGATGGGATTTGGAGCTTGATTCGCTACGGGTTTAACTGTTGGTCCACGCCATGCCATAAATTTGATAGGTTATTATATTGCTTTATTCCAAATTCGCTGCAACCCATCGGACTCGTCGTAACCGCGCCTACCGGCGGCGTCCACAAATTCGTCGTATTTTTTATATTTACTCGCCATAAACGCAAGCGCGGACTCTTTGCTGGGTTGTTCCGGTGTAAGACTTTTTAAATATGTACCATATGTTGCACCATCCCGATCTTTTACTATTGCTCGTTGTTCGCCGGTTTTTCTGTCCGGCACACTGTCCGACACAAACGTTACCGGTGCCCCGGTTATAGTAAAAATTTCATCGCCCGGGGCATAGTCGCTGTGTTTAATTTTATTCATCATACCTTTCATTTGCGATTTAAGGTCTTGGTTGAACGCATTAACATTATCATTTTCTATTTGTTCAACTATATGCTTCAATTTTAGAATTTTCATCGTATTAATCGTTCCGCTGCATAATGTTCAAAGATGTGATTTTTGTATAATGTCCATTACAAATGATCGAGTGACTTTTTTCAGCCTGTCCACCCAGAAGTTGTTCTTGGACAACATTATCAACTTCATAGTAACGGTCATTCCAAGCAATCATATCACCAACTTCTGGATAAAAATTTAATTCTTTAAGAACTTTTTCGCGCATTTTGAACACGTGGGTTTGGTTTCGATTCGGTCCAAAGTCGTCGTAATCGGTTGCCATATCAGACCGTTCGATCAATGCAGAGATTTGTATTGCCGGAAGAAACCATTTACCAGTTTCTTGCGAAGTTTCTCCGTAGATGTTGGTCTTAGTTTCGTTTGGAGAAATCTTGAACACTTGGATTAAATTTTCCACGATGTCCCCCATAAGCTCGCCGTTGAGAGAGTTTATGAGATTTAAGTCTCGCTGTGAAAAGTATCTGCCTCTTAGTCCCATATAAGTTTTTTTAATTGTTCTTTTGTCACCGGTGATTCTTCGCGGATACGAACGATTTTAATGCCTTTTTTCTCCGCCATGTAATTTTTTAGCTTGTCCACCTTCATACTTTTTTTCTGAAACCCGTATTTACATTCTTCCTCTTTTAGTGGATGCCAGAATGTCCCATCGAATTCCAATAAAACATTATGATCAGGCAAGTACGCGTCGTAATATCGCCCGTTCATTTCATACTGTGGAATATAGAATATTTCCATTGCCTGCAACATTGTATAGTATTTCAATTCCAAGCTAGTAAACTTTGGATTGTATTTCAACAGACGGTTAATGCCCACGTGTTTCATGTATCTCCGTTCCGTCGCTGATAGTATGTTATCAAAAATGGAAGTCATTATAAAATTAACCAACATAAATCCCAAGTGGAACAGTTCTTAACGTCTCCTGTATTTGGCGTGCTTCCTCCGCCCGCATTTCCATTTGAGCCTTGCGTCCGGACGCTTCGAGATTTTCTCGTAATTGAGTCATAAGGTCCGTCTTCTCAGCGGATGCCTCCTGTCTTAATTCCGCTCCGTCGAGTGTTACTTCCGCGCCCGGTATAGGAATAGTCTGATACTTTTGGCGAATACCACCCAACACTTCTTTACACAGTGCCAAGAAATATTTTCGTATCCACTGTTTTCCAACCGAGTTAACACTGCCGTATGGAATAACACCGTATGGAACATTGCTGTAGTCTCCTATAATCGGAGACGATACGGCAGAACCGGAGGTATTGTAATATGAACCAGACCCACTAACCCCTTGTGCGTCACGTTCAGCCGCCAACAAATACTGAAAATACATTTTAAAGTTGCTCGTCGGAATTGGGAATATCTTGATTTTATTATTTATTAGCTCGAATCCATACGCGGACTTTCTTACCATGTCATTAAACTCGATTGCTTGCATACGAAGCAAATCTTCGAATATCGGAGTCATTAAGAACTGTGTTGCTGGTGAGTATCCGGCAAATCCCATTTCGTTGAGAACGTTGCTGTAACTCATACCAGTCATAGAAAATGGGTCGTAGATACGCGCCGCAGCGGGTGACATTTCGTGGAAGATTCTCCTGATTTCAATTCGATTGAAGCTTTCGCTGACATCTCCCCACAGTGCCTGTAAATCATAGGTCTGCTTTCCTCGCTCAACTTCCACAAATCCCTTTTTCCAATCAACGTTTCCACCAACACCGAATTCTGTGCCATATCCCTGTGCAAGTTTAATTATGTACGGTAGCCCGCTTCCCCCCACGTTTGTTTGTGTAATGTTGGTAGTGGCAGACGAGCCCTGCAACACTCCAATGTTGTTTCGAATATTAAATTGATTCACTTGTGCACTATACTCATTACATGCCTCTTCAAAACATGCGTAAAAACTTATGTCTATCATTTCAATATCAACAATTGGATAGCCGAGTCTGGTTGCCGCCCATTTTGCAGAATTAACCGCGTCTTTTTGAAAGATTGGGTCGGCCTCGTAAAACCCGTATGGTGTTAGCCCACTACCAGACGTGATTGCAGACCCCGAACCGGGCCATCGCACTCTATCTTGGTCAACGTTATAATTTATGGATGTATCTGGCATATTATATAAATATCTGACAGTGGATATAAATATAACCTATTCCTATCCTACCGCCCTTTTTTTATTTTAGCCTATATTTATAGAAAGAACATATGATTAAGCTCAAGGACATACTCATCGAAGGTAATATTATTAAATTAAAACAGGAGGAAGTCGTGCCAGACCGAGCGCCAGCATCCAATGCTTCACACAATGCACATGAGCTTTCACCACCATCCCACCACGCTTATGGAGAACCGGCGGGAAACAAAGTGAAAGGAATGGAGCCGTACGTCTCCAAGCAAGATTTTACAGGAATGTCCACCGTCAAAAAATTCGAAATCACCGACGATTTTGTGAATTATATTAAGGCGGTTGAGAACAATATAAAAAAAGGATTTAAAAACGGGAAGTGGTACCCGCATCCGGCGGTTGAGGGCGGCAAGAGTTGGGATATTGCTTATGGGCATAAAATCACCAAGTCTGATGATATGGCGAAGTTTAGAAATGGCATAACTGAGCAAGAGGCTACCGCGCTGTTAAAACAAGATTTGGAAAAGGCTAAACGAGAAACAGAAGCATATTTAAAAAAGGCTCGCTTACCAACAAACCTTTCACAGAAACAGTGGGAAATGCTGGTAGACTATTCGTTCAATTTGGGCACCGTCGCCAAGTTCCCGGAGATGACTAAAGCCGTAGTTTTCCAAGACATTCCAAAGGCAAAAAGAGAGTATAAACGGTACGGTACTTTTAATGGCGAGAAAAAAGAATTGGCCAGAAACAGAGAGTTTTACAAACGATACTTGACCTGACGACTCCACGTGATTAAATTAAAACAGTTAATTGAAGCACGCACGTTAAAAGATATAGAAACATACATTGAACGCGGCGGACTCGGCAGAGAAAACTCGGATTATGCAATTCAACATAATAAAGTAACTCCCGAAGAAGTGGACTTGTTGATGCCCGCTATAAAAAATTTCGATGCCGGTGGAAAGTTTGAATGGCCAAATGATGCGTTGGCAAAAAAAGTATTGAATATACTGCGTCGCGAACCAAGAACACCAGATTCCGGATTTAATTATCCAACCAACCATAAAACCAAATACGATTCGCCAAAAAAATTAGAACCAACAACTCCCCCACTGTCAAAAGACGTTGTTAGCGCAAGAATGCAAGATATAGAAAGACGCTTGAGTGGTGGATGATTCTCGTTGACAATCGGGGCAATTAACACATAATGTAATCATATAATATATGAAAAAACTAATCTCAATGTTGCTGTTGGCTGTTGTATTAACGTCAAGTGGATGCGTGTCCAGTCCTAGATATGTGCAGCACGCGCCCTCGCAACCAAGAGTTATTTATTATTATCCATACTACGATCTATCGCCAAGATACTACACCGCCCCGTCTTATTCGATTATAACGTGGCGTATTGGCGTTGGAATCGGCGGTCACGAACATCGTCGCGGTCATCGTCGATAATATTTGACATAACTTATACCGGTGCACAAGCCGCTTGATATTTCGGGCGGCTTTTATATTTATAAGTATGATTTTATTGAAACACCTTCTCAGCGAGGCGCTCGAATCGCCTTATAAATACAAACATTCCTTTGCAACCGAAGAAATTGATTACGAAGACGAAGAAACCGGAGAAATTTATAAAAAAGATGTGTTGAGCCCGGTCCAAATAATAAGATTCAAAACTGACAGCGGCATTAATTACATGTGGTATGCCAAGCAAGGTAGATACGATGATACTGCGTGGGAAATAGCGTTCGGAGTCCACGAAGGAGTGGAATCGGACGGAACAAACAAATTAAATATCGGACTGACCAAAACTGGGGATGCGCTTAGAATATTTGCCACCATCATTGATATAACAAATAGTTTCGTTGAATTTGACGATGACAGCCACGAAATACTGCGATTGACAATGACTGCCAAGGAAGATAATCGCGCCAACCTTTACATTAAAAGATTTGTTCCATTAATTGAAAATTTTAAGTTGGAAGACGTTAGGAAATTCCACGGTGAGTCGCATATTACGTTAGCTCGAACAAATTGAGCAACGGATGCAATATTTTAAAAAATAAAAAACCCGGCCTTTCGACCGGGTTTTTTGTATGATTAACTCTACTCTAAGAAGGATTAGACTTCGTTTAGATTTCCAATGATGATCTTGCCGTAGAATTCCGGACGGATCATCTTCTTGGCATAACGAGTCATTACACCACGGCGAGGCGTGAAGTTGACTGGATCGTATACCAGAGGAGTTTGGATTAGAGGAATGTATGGAGCATACACAGCACCGGTTTCGAGGAAGTTCGTTCCGCGGAATCCGACCAATATAACGTTGTCCGTCATATATGGGTTCTTGTACACTGTCCAACGGTTGCTCAGAGCGCCGACCTTGGCAACACCCATCGCGAACTTGGCTTGGTCGCCGTCCGTGTTGGTGGTGAAGCCCGGAATGCACTCGATGATGGTTGCAACGTCAGGCGAACATACGAGGAAGTTTGCACCACCGCGCAGTGTCAACTGGTGAATCTTGTTAGATACCTGTTGAATCTTATTGCCCAAGGTTTGGAACCATGTGCTCTTTACGTAAGCCGTACGATTTGCGGCGGTGTCTTGGAAGATACCGAGGGAAGAGTTGAACTCAGTTCCGATGCGTGCGGACCAATACTGCGTTGTAGCAGCAGGAGCGGCCAGCATCAACATGTCGAGGATTTCTAAGTCAATTTCCATCGAAACGTATTCGGACAACAGCGCGGTCAATTCTGCTTCTGCGTCGATTGAGTGATAGGCATTCAAGTCCTGTGCCAGTTCTGGTGTCCAGACGGCCTTTAGCTTGCGTGTCTTGGCTACGATAGCCTCGCTCTTCAATTCTAGATTGACTTCTGGAATACCAATGTCATGAGCGGTGCCGTATACGTTTGGAAGTCCATTACCCTTGTCTTCGAAGTCGCCACGAGTCATGTCGGTCGGCTGTGTGTGGTACGCAACTGCACCATTACCCGTGATCCCAGAGCCAGATACAACGAACGTTACCGTGTTTGTGCCCGGAGCCGAAGTCGTGAAGGCCGGATAGAAGTCAACGATACCAGTACCAGAAACGGTAAAGGCGCGAACTCCATTGGCGTCGAATTGGCGGTTGGCGGTTAGGTCAACTGTCACCAGTTGAATTTCACCAACAGCAGCCGAGGCGCTAAGAGTAGGATTGAACGCTACGTTCAGCCAATTACCAGAACTCGTGACCATCGCCAAGGAGGCGGTCTGGTCGTTGATAGTGTAACCGAAGCGGCCTTGGCCATATAGACCATTGACTGCGCTATCGGTCGAACCCAACTTTGTTCCGGTACCACCAAACAAGGACTGGTTAGCAAACGAAGGCTTGCCAGCTTGGTCAGAACCATACTTGAAGTCTAGATAAAACACTAGACCGGAAGGAAGATTCATCGGCTGAACCGACACGAATTCCTTGGCTGCGATTTCAGCGAACACGCGGCGAACGAGTGGCAGTGCCACACCGGCCCATTGTTCGGAACTGGACGATGTACCTGTGCGGGTAGCCTCGTCGATTAGTTGTTTTGCTTGGTTCTCAAGCA